ACATTTGATAATAACGAACTAAAGAATATATTACCAGCGACTTCCCAGAAGCAGTAGGAGAAACAAGAAGAGCACGATTTGTGGAAATAGCATGGTGTACTGCATCAATTTGGTAGTCACGAACTTTGAGGGATTTCCCTTTTGATTTTGGTTTGAGTGATCGGATAAACCCTCTAACCACCTCACGAACAACATTCCGCTCATCTTTTACTCCTTCTTCTAATATATATGATATGTGATTACTCTCACAAAACTTTTTGATGTATGGTAATAGCCCTACGTATATCTCTCCTGTTGCTGGAGAAAACAATCGTATCTTTCCATCCCACATACGATTACGATACATGGGCATGAACTTGAAGCCAGGAACTTCAAAGGTAAAAAACTCTGATAATTCTTGTGTAGTGGAAGGGTCTAAATCCGTTAAGGTTAGATAAACTTCATTTTTCTTAGATATAAGCATTTTGAAAAGTTTTGGGTTCACCATAATGACCACGAACTAACACATTCCACGATACACTAATTCTTTCATGTTGTGTTGGCGGAACCCAATGTTGCAACCAAGAAGGAAATATCAAACCAGTACCATTAACAGAATTAAATGATAACATCGAAGCGTTATTTTGGTTTGGTTTGTTTCTGGGACGTAATACATGTGCTTGTGGTCTTGGATCAAAAAATTGTATTGGAGAAGTTGTGGTTTTGGTATCTTCAAATAATCCACCAAGAAGGTAATAAACTCCAGAAAGGAAATTATTAGAATGTGTATGTGGTGCGTGTGAATCTCCACTATATAAATGATTTGCCCACATATTAGTAATTTCTAATTTATCATATTCATATTCAAGATTTTGTAAAATGGAATCATGTATTATAGTAAGTTCATCTACCAGAGGTTTAAATATCAGTAATTTGTGTAGATCATCCTGGCTGGGACCAGATACGTTAGTGCCAGGCACAACGGATCGTTTCATTCCATATACATAATCTAACATCTTATCATTATCTAAATCCAATTTAAATTCATGAATTAGTGTAGGAAAACACTTATGAGTGTTTACATCAACCAATATACTTCTCCATAATCAAATCTTTCATTTGTCCCATTCATAACCACCCTAATAAGAGTTTTGTTTCTTCTGGAACCAGATCCATAGAAAATGGAGGATCAAATGTCAAATTAACTTCTACCCACCTTACTTCTTCTACATACCCAGCCTTTCGAACATCTGCAACAATCTGGTCTGCAAAAGGACAGAAAGCACTTGTAAGTGTATGTGTGATGGTTACTTTATGCTTCTCATGTTCAATATCAATGTCATATATCAAACCTAAATCGTATAGACTTGCTGTTGGTATCTCAGGGTCATATACGTTTTTTAAATTTTCTATAATAACTTCTCTGTCAATCATATCATTCCAGCTTCAAACTTTTTCCATCCGATAGCATGACTTACATCCCACCCACGATTATCGATGGATTTAATTACGCCTTCGGTATATTTAATTACAGTTTCCAGATAACTGATTTTTGCACCAAGTTCTATAATGTCATCATCAGAGTTTATGTACATAGCGAGATCAGTTTTGAGAACTTTTAGATCAAATGGTTTTGATACATATATCTTTGCATCTGCTTTACCACCATAGTATTCCCATTTGTCTCTATACAATTTCTGGTAAGCCCCTTTATTTTTTACTAATAAAAGTTCGAACCGTGACTTATAATCTAGCCATTTTGCTTTGATGTCTTGATTGTGATAGGATTCTTGATCTAGGTGTTCTTGATCAGTGATAGGTAGGTCTTTGTATGCTTCTTCTTTTAACTGGTCCAAGTTCATAATATATCTTTCAAAGATGAGCAGAGATTGATAAAACTCTCCTTTGCATATATTGTCCTAAGACTAGATTTTGAAAGTTGTTAAAGTTTATCATATCTGCTCAATTGTATTTATAATGTTTTTATTTCATAGATTTGATAAGCAAAATCTGCGGAGACTGTCAGGTATTCTACATCAGTTGCACCCTGATTATATTCTAAAGCTCCTAATGCTACAGGATACATATTATGAAAAGTTATTTCTACAATAGGATTATTTTTGTTGGAAAGAATCATCAGATAACCATCTGAAAATAATGCATTAGCTGAAGTTGATGGCTGTACATCACCAATATCTAGACTTGTTCCTTGTGTTGTTTGTGCTACATTTGAAGTGTTTGATCTAAAATCTTTAAACTGTGTTCTGTTTTTTGGAAATCCTATTGCAGTCATCCATTCATGTAATGATATATAATTCTCCAGATACTCATCGACAATAAAACTAATAGACAAATTATCATATGTCAATTTATCTCCCATTACTGGAATATCTTTAAACGGTGTAGGAAATATTGCATCTCCCAGATTAATTGATGGAACATTGGCACCAACAGTAAAAAATTCTACTTTCGGTAATTGATTAATACCAAATCGAAACTGTGTGGGGCTTGCATAATCCAACTTTGTTGGTTGTCGATCTATTGCTTTTGATGTTGCCATATACTTATTTATAACAAAAAAAGAGGGTGCCCGAAAGCACCCTCTAAGTTTGTAGTCAAGTTTCTTATTAGAAACAAATCTTACATGAGATTTGAAACTTTAACCCGACGATACCAAGCATTGGTATTTGCATCAAGAGACGCATCGGTATTAACCGTATCAGCAGCAGCAACTGCACCAGCAGCAGCAAATGGGTTAGCGGCCATTCCGTAACGTGTCTTAAATCCAATTTTTGGTTGAAAGGAATTCTCACCAACCGCACGAACCATCTGAAGAGGAACGTATGGGCAGTAGAAAAATCCTGCATCATAAGGTGATGTGCCCTTATATCCACAAACGTAGTACTGTGAAGCAGATACGTTAGCAGCATATGGATCTACATAAACCTTGAAGCGACCATTCATTGTACCAGCAAAGGTAGTAGAACTGTCATCAACATTTAAGTTATTGTTAAGAGCAGGAGTGTAATCAAGAACACCAGCCATTTGAAGAGCGGACGCAACGTCTGCTGAACAAATAATCATGTTTCCTTTACCCCTACGAGTCTGTTGACCGATAGCATTGGCATCACGTTCTATTGCGAACATAAGACCCTTGAATTTCTCAACTGACCAACGACCATTTGAGTCGGTGTCAAGATCGAAAACACCAGCAGTTGTCGTATTAGCCTGAGCACCTTTAACAGCGGTAACATACAGGGAACGAACAACTTCACGGTTGATTTCTGCAAGAATTTCAGAACTAAGAATATTAGCAAGTTCTGTTTCTGCATCTAGACCGTGCAGTGCTTTTAAGTCTTGAGCAAGTTCCATCGAATACTCTGCTTTAAGAGCACGACTAACCGCCGTAACGGTTGACTTTTCGATTGAGAAAGCCATCTGTGCGAAAGCATTCGTAGAACTGTCACCTAATGCTTCTCCCTGTGCCGTAGTCATACCTGTTGCACTAGTATATGCAGTAGCAGGGTCATCATTAAGAACTGATGGGTTAGTCTCAGTAGAAGCAACGTCACCACCACCGATTGTACCACCAGCGTTTTGGTTAGATGAATTTGCTCCACCAGGCATAGATTCGTCCATAAGTGCTTCTGCACCGTCCTGAGAGATAAACGAAGAGCGCATTGCAAAGATAAGACCAGTAGGCCCTGTCATTGGTTGTACACCGCATACGTCATATGCAATCAAGTTAGGCATCGCACGACGAACTAATGAGATCAAAATTGGGTCCCATGTATCCATCTGTCCGCCACCCATCGAGTTAGAAGGCACAACTTCAGTAAGGAAGTTTTTGTCCTCACGAAGTGCTTTTTCTTGGTTTTCTAGGATGAGAGTGGTAACTGCCCGCTTGTAAGAATCCTCAATCTTTGGAAGATCGGGGTGTTCTAGGACTGGCTGCCACTTTTCCTGTAGATGTTCTGTCTGAAACATTTGTTTCTCCTTTTTTTACATCTTTATTATAATTTATTATGCACTCGCCTTTTGATCACGACTGATAGCTGACATATACTTTTGCATCGTATCTGTCGTATCAATGTCCTGTGCGGTGCCACCATCTACATCATTTATTGTCTCAGAAGTTGAAGATGTTTTTACTTTCGGAAAATAATTTTCCTTCAGTGTATCAAGTTTTTCACGGAAGGATGCTTCATTATCGAATTCAACATCTTTTGTCAACTCTTTGAACTTTTCAATTTCAGTGTCGGCTAAATCTTCGGAAACCTCAGATATAACCTGTTCACGAACTAGAGTAGTTTTAGTATCACTAAGTTCAACGTTCTTTTGAATTGTTTCATTTAGTTTCTCTTCTAATTCGGAAATCTTTTCAGATTGTGCTTCCAGAACGTCATACTTTTCGTCTGGAACATCAATGTAATGGTCTTCAAACAACTGTTTCAGGCCAGAAATAAAGTCTTCAGCAATTTCACCTTTAAGTCCACGTTCAATTGCTAACTCGTTTTCTTTGGTCCATTCGTCTACAACGTAGTTGAGATAAGTATCTACCTTCTCGGTAAGTTCATCCTTGAAGGTATCCATTTCTTGTTCTCTTGCATTGCTATTGCTTTCCTCAAGACGCTCTACTTCAGAACGAATCTTGGATTTAACCGCAGCCTCAAAAATTGTAGCTGCCTTTTCTTTGAACTCTTCTGAAAGGTCTTCACCTTCTACAAGAGCTGCAACATCTTCTTTAACTGAGATGTTTTTGATTTTCTCTTCAATCTCGGCTTTGGTGTCTTCGAGTTTCTTTAACTCTGCATCAGACTCAGCATTTTCTGCTTCAGCAAGTTTTGAAGAATGATTAGCAAGCATCTCTTCGATGTCTGCTTTTTTCATCTTACCAATTGCTTCAAGATGTTGTGCTTTAGTCAATTTCTTGTCTTCAGCAAGTTCGTCGCCATCGTGGTCAACTTCATCTCCAGCAGCAAGTTTCTCTGGTTTATCAGCAGGTTTTGCAGATTTCTTTGTTTTATCACCAGAAACTTCTTTAGCTTTTGCTGTAGCTGCTTTGCCTAAGGAACTATCTTGCTCAGGATCAACAACAGCTTTGCCTAGATCCTCGGTTTCTCCGCCGGGGGTTGGTTCGTCTATTTTATCAGATTTCTCGGCAGGAGCAGCACCCTTCTTTGTTGGGTCGCCGGCCTCTTCAAGTTCTGCTAGAACTTCTGCCTCAAGCTCTTCAATTGTTTTATCTAATTCTGTATCGGACATAGGGTTATCTCCTTACCTTTCTGTGATTAATATTTATAAGTTATAACATTTTGAGGAATTTGGCAAACTCTAATGCTTCAGTGTTTGCCTGTTTTTGGCGTTGTTTAACGTCAAATTTCTTTTTTAAGTTTGCAACATGTGCTTCAACAAGTGATCCATTATTCCAAACCCACTCTTTTCCCTCCATAATGCCTTCTACGAAAGCATTAGGAGCAGAGGGATCTGCTACAATATCAGCAGCTGTTGCAAGATAAAAATCATCTCTCACGTAATTGGCTCCGTTTTTTGAATCCAAACTTCCCATACCTCTAGAGGAAACACCTAGTTTTGCACCTTCATCCATTAAATTTTTAACTATTTTACCCATAGGTGTGTCCATTATTTTAGCTTCGCCAATAAAATTCTTACCATCAGGATGTAACGCCGTAATCATATGAGATACTCTTTCCAGATTGACCGTTGGCCCCTCTGGATGTCCCAATTCCCCGAATGCCCGATTTTCTTTAATAAAATTCTTATTATATTTCGTAACTTCTTTTTCAAGAATGTCCATAGGATATACACGGCCGTTACGATTTTTTACATCTGCTTGCATAAAAATGCCACGAATTTTGTAGCTTTTATCTCCATTTTCTTTTGCTTCGGTGATAAACTCTACATCTTCTACAGCTTCTGAAAATAATTTTACCGTGTTCATATTATCTTTCCTTATGCTTCTATTATTATGTTATCCCAGCCAGATACTTTTTTCATTTTAATTATTATAGTTCCAGTGCAAGCACCATCATTTTCTATGTAAATATCTCCAGTAATACCAGAACCAGCATTATTTGAGATAGATGGTAGAGATTGACCACCAGCATTATAACTACCATTAGTATTTACCGTAAATGCAGTTACATTAGCTGTGGCGTCCCATTCAATTTCTGTAACAGAACTAACTGTCCACCAAAGTGAGACAATTGATACTCTAGGATTAGTGGCAGCACCACCAAGAGCAGAGACATCAACAACCTTTAAAGCGGTTGCGTTTGTTGATGTAATCGTGCTTTTCGTAACAACTTCAAAATCCGAATCCATTACTGTCTGTGTTGTGATGGCCATTATTCACTCCCTAGATTGATAACATTTCTTTTTCGAAATAACGCATAACTTCCTTCTCAGGAACCTTAAATTTTTTCGAGATTTCTTTAATAGTTTTCTCAAAAGTATTTAGGAAATCTGAAGGTTTAGACTCCATTTTTTTGAAAATTAGGTCAACAGCATCCTTCATCTTAGGAGACAATTTCTTGTACTGCTTAGATTTTTTATGTTCATCCTTTTCAATTACTGTATTATAAACACCACTAAACTTCTGTGCCATCCGTATTTTCTACCTCAGTTTTTGTTGTTGTATTTCTAACAAAAGTATTTGCTAAGTCTTTTCTTTTTACTTCAAGAGCACCTCCAACTTTCGAAATTATTGAATTTTTAAATGCAGTCTCTGCTTCTAAATTAGCTCCTCTTTCCATTGCGTCTACAAATTCTCTACTCATTTTCCAAAACCTCCTCCGTTTCCACCATTACCTTCTGGTTCTTCATAATCTGGCATTGCCTCTGGTGGTACTATAGCTCCACCACCATCTTGTGGATAACGAGTAATACCATCACCACCATCTGGAACATCAATTCCACCATCCATTGGATCAGTATCCCGTTCTTTCCTAATTTGTAAATTCATCTCATCAATTTCTGCATCATTCATACGTAAAACTTTCTTTAGAACATACTCTTTACTAAAGAAAGTACCAATATAGGATTGTATCGAGTCAAGAGTCTGTATTCTATCGTTAAGAAGTTCTGCATCCTTTAATTCTGCAAAATGTCCATCCTGTAAGAAATCATACTGAATATGTTCTTGCATCTCAGCCCAGTCATCTGGAGCAATAATGCCCTTCAATAATAATTGTGTTTTGAGAATATCAGTGAATAAAGGAACAAACTTTTTACGAATACGTTGTACGAATTTAGTAAATTTCAATTCATCTCTTGTAATTTCTGTTGCTCTTCCTAACGAGAATGCCTGTTCTGCTTCCAAACGTGAAATTGGCACATTAAGAGAACGATATAGCTTCCGTTGAAAATATGTGATATCATCTATCTCCCCCAGATTAGATCCACCGGGAAGAGTAGTAATTTCTGTTCCTCTTCCACCTTCTCTTCGTGGAAGCCAGAAATCTTCAAGCATAGACATATGATTTCTATCATCTCGTATTTCACCAGTTGTTGCATCATACACTAGTTTGTTACGATAACGATTCATAACATCTTTGAGATATTGTTCTGCTTTAATTTTAGGGAGATTACCGACATCGATGTAAAAAATTCTACGTTCTGGTGCTCTGGATATCCGATAGATAACCAGTGCATCCTCAATCATTCGTAATTGATTTACAGGTTTAATTGCTTTGTGAAGATAAGAAAGAACTCTACCAGAATTTCCATCAATCAGTCCAGAAGGAACATATGAAATTGCATCTGCTGCAATTTTTAATCCCTGGCCGGGATCACCCAATCCAACATTGTTAGCATTTCCTTTCTCACTGTAAATATAATAATCTTCAAATTTTTGCACCATAGATACGCCGGTTTTTGGATCAGCTTGTTTATCTACTTCTCTTACTTTTTTAATTTTTGAGGGATCAACCCACCTAAGTTCTGTAATTCCTTTTCTCGGATTTTTCTTATCAATAATTTTATGATAGTACATTCTTCCGTCCACATACCATCGACGAAAGATATCATGCCCCTTCTGTTCAAAATGAAGAAGACGTAATACTTCTGAAAATTCAGCTCTTATTTTTCTTTTAATTTTATCTGGATAGGGTAAGCGATCTAATGTAATTTGTACTGCCTGATCACTTTCATTTGAAACAATACCTTCATTTACAATATCTTCAACTGCTGTATCGCACTCTGCTTGTTGTGCAATATCACGGTAACGTCGAATTAAATCTAAATCCGATTTTTGTCTGCCATCTGTGTCTAGAATTTGTCCAAAGAAACCACCACCAGCAACTTCAATAGTGCCGTCATCAGAAGAAGGGGAAGTAAACGATGGTTCACTGCCCTCATCCTTCTTTGGTCTTTCTATACGGAACCCGAAAAGTTCTGCCATAATATCTCCCTACTGTGTTCTATTTAGTAGGTTCACTTTTAGAAGTTTACGCCAGAAGCTTCGAAGTGCTGGTATCTCCAAGTAACATCAAAAGTCTCAATTTCAGCTGAAGCTTCTGATGTTAATTCAATTGCTGTGACGCCTGTTGGCCAGGCACTTCTAAAAATATAAGTTTTTAGAACTGTGTCATCACGATCCAATTGTTCTACGGTAAGATCAGATTGATAATCAGCAGGAGCAATAACACCTGTATTGTCTGCAAGATCATTAATACCATTCATCCACCTTTCAAATGAATTTCGAACCATAAAGTCTGTATCATTCATAAAGGTTGTAGTCCAATCTTCAGCAAACTCCCTGTCTCCAGAGATGTATATACTTCTTCCACGAAATGGAACAGCAATGGGTGTTAAAGTTTGAGCCGGAAGACTTCCTCCCCTGCAAAGAAAAGAAGTTCTACGAACATCCAATCCAATTGCAATGCCGGGTGGCGGTGTTACTGTTACTCGAAACTGATTGGCACGAGCACCACCACCAATTAGATTTGCTTTAAAGTCATCTATATTAGCCATGATTAACCTCCTACCTCGCTAAAGGCAACACCAGTTCGTGTTGCAATAAAGTT